TTGTTGGAATACTTGTTGGAATACTTGATGGAATACTTGATGGAATAGATGTTGGGGTACTAGATGGAATACTTGCTGGTTTGCTTGTTGGAATACTTGATGGAATAGATGTTGAACTACTAGATGGAATACTTGCTGGTTTGCTTGTTGGAATACTTGATGGAATAGATGTTGAACTACTAGATGGAATAGCTGTTGGACTAGTAGATGGAACAGCTGTTGGTTTGCTTGTTGGAATACTTGATGGAATACTTGATGGAATAGATGTTGGAATACCTGATGGATTTACCGTTGGAATACTTGATGGAATACTTGATGGAATAGATGTTGGACTACTAGATGGATTTACCGTTGGAATACTTGATGGAATAGATGTTGGTTCGCTTGTTGGAATACTTGATGGATTTACCGTTGGAATAGATGTTGGAATACTTGATGGAATACTTGATGGAATAGATGTTGGAATACTTGATGGAATAGCTGTTGGTTTGCTTGTTAGTTTGCTTGTTGGTTCGCTTGTTGGTTCGCTTGTTGGTTCGCTTGTTGGTTCGCTTGTTGGAATACTTGATGGATTTACCGTTGGAATACTTGATGGAATACTTGATGGAATAGATGTTGGTTTGCTTGTTGGTTCGCTTGTTGGTTCGCTTGTTGGAATACTTGATGGAATAGATGTTGGTTCGCTTGTTGGTTCGCTTGTTGGAATACTTGATGGAATAGATGTTGGTTTGCTTGTTGGTTCGATTGTTGGTTTGCTTGTTGGTTCGCTTGTTGGTTTGCTTGTTGGTTTGCTTGTTGGTTTGCTTGTTGGTTCGCTTGTTGGAATACTTGATGGAATAGATGTTGGTTTGCTTGTTGGTTCGCTTGTTGGAGTACTAGTTGGAATAGCCGTTGGTTTGCTTGTCGGTTTGCTTGTTGGAATACTTGATGGAATAGATCTTGGTTCGCTTGTTGGAATAGCTGTTGGAGTACTAGTTGGAATAGCCGTTGGTTTGCTTGTCGGTTTGCTTGTTGGAATACTTGATGGAATAGATCTTGGTTTGCTTGTTGGAATAGACGTTGGTTTGCTTGTTGGAATAGCTGTTGGAATACTTGATGGAATAGATCTTGGTTCGCTTGTTGGACTACTAGTTGGACTACTAGTTGGAATAGATGTTGGTTTGCTTGTCGGTTTGCTTGTTGGAATACTTGATGGAATAGATCTTGGTTCGCTTGTTGGAATAGACGTTGGTTCGCTTGTTGGAATAGCTGTTGGAGTACTAGATGGAACAGATGTTGGTTTGCTTGATGGAATAGATCTTGGTTCGCTTGTTGGAATAGACGTTGGTTCGCTTGTTGGAATAGATGTTGGAGTACTAGATGGAACAGATGTTGGTTTGCTTGTTGGGGTACTAGATGGAATTGCTGTAGGTTTGCTAGACGGAATTGTTATCGGAATGGCTGTTGGTCTACTTGTTGGAGTTGACGATTGAGCTGGCATTGGATTACTAATAGGCGCGGGCGTGGGTTGTTTATTTCCCTGATTCTGTTGAGGTACATCCAAACACCATTTTCCATTACAACTACCTTCACATTTAGATTTCAATACATGACAACTACGAGGCCCTGATACCCATGGATTTTCACTACATGTACCATTATTATTCTCGAGGATACAACTACAGCTTGGCAAAACACATGCATTTTTATCACTTTTATTGTCTTTGTCGTTCTTTGCAAGTACATATAACAAAAAAAACATTAGGAATCTATAATCAAACATGAATATCTAATATATATTCATGTTAAATATTATCTAAATAAGTAATTTATATGGATAATAATATATTCGCGAGGTGAATACTTAATAGTCGAAAAATGGATTATCAGATATTGTCATACCGCAATATTCGCGTGGCTCTTTTTTATAATCTACAGGCGTATATATTCCACATTCTTTTGCGCGAATTAACAGGTATTTCATATTACTCCAAAACTCGGGCTTGTGTCCTATTGAACTTGTCATACAATGTGCCAATTCGTGTATTGCGACAAATGTTAGTGTTTCAATATCGATCATCTTTGTACCATTTTTCTTTGTATTCAAGCAAAACGCAATCTTTGCGCCCTTGTTTTCGCTATATGCAGTCAATGTGCTTGTGGGTAATGTTTCACTAATTTTTGTTGGTGTAAAATTCTTCACGAGTCGTTCCACATCAGGATTGGTTGGGTCCTTTTCTTCTACATATTTCACAAGACGTTTACATCTGTCTGTTACTTGCGCAAGTAAATCTGCAGCCAATTGCAATTTTGCCGTTTCGCGTACGCAATACGTATTACCGTCTACATTAGATATAATACATTTTAATTGAAAATAATCAAATTCATGATAAATCTTTAAACATATAAGTAGGACGAACCCTAGAATAATATATCCAATGAATTCCATGTATATATTATGCGGAAATTATCGTCTAGCAATATTTAGATTTATATAATTTGTATAATTTAAATTGTGTTACCATTCTTACAGTCACTTGGGTTGCCAATCTCGAAAGAAAGACGGTATGGGTCAGGGCAAATAGTAGAGTTCAACCAAGGGCCTGTATCGACTTGCTTAATGCAAGGATCCGAACGAAGCTGTTGATTTGCATTGCGAAGACTACATCCAACTGTGTTTAATCCTACTTGCTGGTTTGGTGTTAACAAATTAATGTCACTAATGTCTCCCTTACCTGCGGGGTTTAGTAACGCCCATTGGGACGCTTCGTCTTTTGGCAACAAGTCACCGGGCTTGTTGCATGGCTTGTTTTTGTTTCCGGAAGGAGGTAATCCAGCGGCAGTGCCCTTACCCATGTTTACTTTCTGAAAGTCTTCGTTTGTACCTAATGGACCAGATGCGGCTACACCATTCGAATTATCCGCTGATATCTTGCTGCCGGGAACTGGTCTGGGCATTAGAAGGGTTGTCATCTTATCTACTTGCATATTTTTTGAACTAGAGTACATTGACATGTAACTTGCACCAACAACAGCAATGAGTAAAATCAAAATAAGAAATGCTGACTTGGATGTTAGAAACGACATCATCTTTTTCATAGTGGAGGCCATTATATAAAATAAATGATAAAAAAAAATCGCCCAATTGACACTTGTAATTATTATATTACACTATAGTTTCTATATTCAATGTTTCTTTGGGAATTTCATCTGTATCTTCATCTGAACTTTCATCGTAGTCTTCATTTTGAGAATCCCACTCACTTTCACTAAACTCTTCGTCCTCTTGTGATTCGATCGGGTAATTCTGTTTTATATGATTCAATTCCATATACGCTTTGAGTGCATCTTTTCGCGCCTGCTTTGCACGTTCAAATGCTTCTAAATACATTGTACGGTACTTTTCTCTGTCGTCTGTATTTAAATGTATCAATTCATTGTTATTACATTCTAAAGATACCTCACTTAATGCGTGTTTGTCTGGTTCTGTACTTTCTACTTTTTCTAGTTCCTCGGATATAATATTAGACGTATCAAACGAGATTAATTTGCTGTCTTCCACATGGAGGTCATCTTCTGCTTGATTCGTGTTTCCCTCTTCAGTGCGCTCTGTATGACTGTTTTTTTCGCGTTCGTCACTGTTCGTTTCAGTTTCATTCGTAGATGTTTCACTATGGTCTACAATAATTTGAGGTTCCGCTTTGGAAGATTCATGTTGGAGATCTGCCTCGATTTCTTCTTCTATGATTTCCTGCACTGGAGTCTCGGATGAATTGTCCTTCTTATTTTTATGCACTTCGCTCTGAACGCTATCACTATTTGCTAAATGAAACAACGGTTTCTTGAAACGAACACTTTCATCCATCAACATGACTTGTTTACATTCAAAATACAATTGGAAATTTGTTGATGTGAATTTTATTCCGTGTACTTGTAATATAGACAATACCGTATTTTCGCGCGTAATCTGTTCCATCGACAATACATTTTCAAATGTGTCGAAAATTTTCACCTCTTCGTTTTGAATCATGCGCGGCGAACCAATATGTGCTCGTAGACAGTAATACTTTCCCGACTTGAACGTCCGTAAAGATGGTGTAAAGAGGTTCTCTAAATCATTCCTATCGATGTCTTGGTGAAACCACCGCTCACGTTTTTCCATAATCAAATCCTGTAGGCGTTCTTCTAAACATTCCATCCATTCTATGAATTCTTCGTTGTGGGTTTCAAACAATAGGTCAATATATTTAGTCTTTCCGGATGTAACAAATCCTTGTTTACTTATACATTTTGGCGTCTGGATAATTAAATCATTTTGCGATGATTGAATCTTGGAGAAGAATGTTTTTCCATGAATCGTGGAAGGTGTTAATAACGCGAGGTTCTTCCATGGGAAATTACCTTTGGGTATTGTTATAATATCAGTCATTAGTTATTATGAATAATTTTATTAAAACATATACACGCAAAAATACGATAATTATAATGAAACGACATTTATATGGCCTCGTTATTAGGTGATTTTATGAAAATATTGGAACGTGAAGATATCAAAAATCAAGTACAATCTTTCTGTCGCCCAATGATTGACGGATTGTTACAAGAAGTGAATATATACATCTATCTTATTTTGCTGCTCCTGTTTCTAAATGTTGTTCTTAATATATCCGTCATGATATTTGTTTTGAAAACGAAAACAACGACAGATTTGTATATTAAGGACCATCTAGTATAACGATAACGAACTTGTGTATGAGTACTAATTATTATATTTTTTGTATTTAATATAATAATTGTGTATAGTATATGAAGAAGACAATTCGCTCACGTACACTACGAAAAAGTAAACCACGTCGGTCAAAACGTTCCAGATCTTTGAAAAGGTCAAAGAAACATCATAAAGGTGGGAATGTTTTAGCAGTAATCGAAACAGCTACAGTACCATTTGGTTTGCTTGCACTTCAAAAGAAGCTCCACCGAAGGACAAAGAAGAAACGCGCTCATGCATAAAATCCACATTGGCGAACCCTTGGTGAAATCTCTCGGGCCATATACCCTGAAAGATTTATCAGAATTGACAATATTTTTTTTCGTATATGAAAACCCCTAATATTAAAAACATTTTTGAGAATAGCTCTCGAGAGATTTATCCATCTGGTACAACCAAATCTACGATAATATATATTATTAACAAAATAGATAAACCGAACGTTTGGGTCAACAATATAAACATTCAATATAATAGTAATATATGGCAACAGAGCGTTTCACTCAGAATATTCAGCAATGGGTCTCCATTGATAACGACATGAAATTGTTACAAGACAAGCTAAAACTACTGAGACAAAAGAAACAAGAGATAGAAACGGAAATACAACACGATGTGGAAGTAAACCATCTTGAAGATACGATTATAGAAATCACAGATGGAAAACTCAAGTTCAACACTCAAAAATCGAGTCAGCCACTCACATTTAAATATGTAGAAGAATGTCTTCACGATAAGATACCAAATGACGACCACGTAAAAATAATATTATCGCACATGAAAAACAAACGCGAACCTAAATATGATAAGTCAATTAAACGAATATATACAAAATAAAGCGGAATATATATACAAAATAAAGCGGAATATATATACAAAATAAAGCGTAAAATAATTAGACACGAATAAATACAAACCTTACATCACGGATTAGAATGAGTTCGGTCTCGAGTGTTTCTTTCTCTCAAAATAGTATATGGAACATAGTGAAGAAGATGAATTGTCACATATATATAATCACGGAGGTATTCCATTAATCGATTGCAATTGCGAGTGTAAAGAAAAGATCGGCTTACACGAGTCTCAATTACTCATTCCACTCGGATTATACACAACCAATCAAACCCATCACCAAACAGCACCACCCATGGAATACGAAACAAAACATCATTCAAAATCTTCTATTGTATATGATACTCCTCCTATTACGGACAAACAATGTAATAATTTTCTATGTCAACTAAAACACAAATTGGTAAATCAAACAAAACGAAAACAGCCGAAACGTCGACTAAAAATACGTACTCGAAAAATACGTTAAATCCGATTTACATATAATGTGAAACTTGTATTTTACATTATATATGACTATTGTCTTGTACTATCATTTTACTATCGTAATACTATCGTAAGACTATCGTGCGAATATGGTACGTTTATGAACTAGTCGCGTTGACGGAGATTTACGAGTTCCATTGATTCTTATTATAAGGATCAACAATTAAATCATCTAAATGGTCGCTCCAGTAGTCTGCTCGTTGATCGATTGCGTTATCACGGCGTGTTTTAGGCGCAGTATCATTGTTGTCAATACGAGTCTTGTCTTCTGATGTCATTCGCGGTTTCTTTCCATAACAATTTACGCCAAAACGTACTGCAGGATTTGCAATATACCCACCATTTACACCGGGTCGTCCGCAATCATTTTCGTGTCCCGGATTATTCTGGTTGTCTTCCCATGTTGCCTTTTGTGTAGGAAACAGTGCCATTTGTCCGTCCGACCACCCATAACTACACCATTCAGCACCATTATTATACGCGTCTTCTACTTCAGAGTATGTTGCAAGACGAGCCCCATATGCCTGACATATTGCCTGTGCGTCGGGATATACATATTTGTTTTCAGCAACATGGAATACTTGGTTAAATAACCCTTGGTCGGTCACGTCTATATTGAGTTTAGGACGGTCGGAAAATATATCGTCAATTGCAGTGGAGAGTTCAATTCCAAAATAATAATTCAATCCGTTCAATATTACTAACATTGCAAATACAGACCACACAATAACCTCTAACATACTCACACTAGAATTTCCACCAGAAAATGAATTAACCGCCAACAAAATAATCGCAAGACCTAATACGACAATAGTAACAGGGGATTTGAACGTAGATGCAATGAAATCATATGCTTGTACCGGAATATTTGCTATATGTACGGTATAACTATCTGTCATATACTATACTATGTTTTTTTTTCTGTAGATCAAACAATATGCACGTGGACTCACTATTTCGCTCATAGAAGTTACCAAATTCACATTGACGTCATTGAAATGAAACCAGCGATTATTTGCTAAACGCACATACGATGTGTAGTGTCCGCCATTCACTCGTCCGCTATGATTACACACTCCAACGCATTCGTAAGAATATTGTGCTGGGTTGTATCCGCAAACATACTTTCCCATTAACAATTCGTCCAATGGAAAGTCTACATGTGAATTCGCCTTTGTTCTACCATTATGATGGTAGCGCTGTATAGTAATCACAAGAATATCTGAAATAGACCAATAGGCTATATCCTTTGTGCGACCCGCGTCATCTAATGTTTCGCGCTCGAAAAACAACTCCATACACTCGTCCAATGTAACTTGCTGTTTGGGCTTTCCTGCACTGTTGGGTTCACTCGGAATCGGCAAATCAAGCGTGAAACCCCACTGAGCCGTTTGAGAAACACACTTTGTTTGGGTTATTGTCGGATTCTGTGTTGGATTCTGTGTTGGGGTCTCTACATTATATATTGTATGAACTTGAATACTATGAAACATTTCCTGTATTTGTGAATACTGATTCTCGCATGTATCCTTTTTCATTTTATAACATAGATATGCCAAATTATCGGTCTCTGTTTTTGTGTCCCCGCGTATATTCATCGAAACCTTTTGTTTCGTTTCTTTGTGTATTTGATCCACTAGAAAATATAGAAATTCAACACAATCATTCTGTTCGTATCCTGCAAACATTGCATCACCTGTACGAGCCGACACTTGTTGAACGGTCTTGAAAAATAACTTAGGAGACACAATACACGAGTTTGCAAGCAAAAGGTCTTGTAGGGAAATAAACTCATGAAACATTCCACTCGATTTTGCAAGTATGGATGTTCTATATTCTTGTATATATTCACGCAATCTAGTATTATACACCAAAACTTGTAACATAGCGTTCATAAAACACGTATTTCCTAAATTCAACAATCCAGATGGTCGTGTTTTTTCTGAAACTACGCGAGTGGACGATTCACTATTTTTATTCAATATTCTAAATCTGTTATGATTATTTGTATTACATGTATTCATATAACGTATATTGTCGATTTCAGTTTAAATATTAATCTGAATTATTATTATCCTCATTCCTATTATGGTACCGCCTCCAAGAAATAGCCCACATCACCACGATGACGTATATTTATTTTTGCGAAGCTATATGAGACATATTGAATCAAGTGAACGAAACATACAGTCTATATTAAACACAATACAGCGACAAGAAGAAACTATAGGTATGCTTGTCCGCAACTTATACGGAACTGAATCACAGCATAATACAAGTGATCCCTATTCAAGTATATATCGTGACATATACCGCGATGTGTTCTCTCGGTATTCGGGTCAAACAAACCAAACAAACCAAACAAACCAAACAAATTCACCTAACAACCATCGTCGTATAAACCCGAGGAATGGAACGCAAACGAATACACAAGAACCAGCGCCATTGCAACGTCAACATGTAAATGGGTATACTACAAACAATGAAATCCGACCCCAAAACCGTTTCAACAATTTTGACAATATCACCTATTTTTGGATGGACCCACAAACTGGGGGGTTAACAGAAGAGTTTAATTCATTTATGGAACCCGTACCTATACGTCCTACACAAGGGCAAATACATCGCGCAACAGAAATTGTTCGTTATGATAATATTGAAAACCCAGCGAACCAGTCTTGTCCAATAAGTATGACCAACTTCCAACCAAACGACCGTGTTATGCGAATCCGTCATTGCGGGCATATTTTCGGTCGCGCCAGTTTAGAAGAATGGTTTCGTCAAAACGTACGATGTCCCATGTGTAGATTTGATATTCGCAATACAAGAAGAGGCAACACCACAAATAATCCCCAAACTTCGAATCCGGTCGTGCCGCCACGAACAACCACACACAATACATTAAACAATTCGCCATTGTCATCTTCACAGCCTACACCCGAACCATCTTCACAGCCTACACCCGAACCATCTTCACAGCCTACATCAGCACCATCGGCACCATCAGAACAACCACAAATAAGTGCGTCTATTTTCCAAAACAATGGTGATGGTAGAATTGGCGTAGGCACGGTCGATTTGGATAGTAACCTGTTGAACGAAGCTTTTTCCAACATCTTATCACAAGTAGAGACCACATTAGCACAGAACCCGATATTCCAAATAAACAATCCAACAACCCAAGAACCCGCGCATACAACATCTAACGGCCTCGACGACATATCGTCTAACTATTTAGACCCAGACTAATATCTATAAACGTTCCGTTCGTTTGTCATAACGTAAAAAATGTTATGAAAAACACTACAATCTTACGCCTTTGAACAATAAGATAGTTAAAATAAGTTTTTATTTATTGAAGTGGGTAAACCATGACCGAACACAATCATATATATTAATGTAACCGCTGCTATTAAGATACTTCGGTTTTCGGCAACATTTTCTTTTTGACCAAGTATAAAAATCATGAATATGTATAACAAAACACCAATTATAGCAGAGTGTAGAAGCATCATTCGTCCATTTTCCATTTGTATATAATTATATTATAAAGATTATGCGTTTTACACCTTTAGAAATTTAAAATACCGATTTTTTTTAGAGTTGAAATTAAATGATAATCACAACGTCCAGCTAAATGAGTAAAACAATATATAGATGATATAATTTGTATTCATGAAACAAGCATAAAATCATTACAAAAGCGGAAATTCTGTTATAGTAGAAAGGGTAAGAGATGTGTAAATGAGAAAATGTGTAAATGAGAAAAGGGGTAAATGAGAAAAGGGGTAAATGAGAAAAGGGGTAAATGTTCGAATGTGTAATATAACCTAGATAACCTACCTAGTCTATATGTGTTCTATATGTGTTCTATATGTGTTCTATATGTGTTCTAGCTACGCAAGTTATTTTTTCCCAAAGTAATGACATATAGATGCCTTTCCAGTAATAATCTTGTTCTCCTTTTCGATTTGCTCCAAATATTGCCCGAACAATAAATTCTTTGCGTATTTTTCGCGATAACTCGTACATTGCTTTTGATATTTTTCGTCGTTGTCTTGAAACTCTAGTCTCCAACTGACAAACTGTTGTTGCATCTTACGCAATGCCGATGCCTTGTTTGCAATCAGTTTTTCCAGTACCAGTGCAAATACTTGATTCACTGGTTTCATTATTTGATTGCTGATGTAAAACCCGTAATCGATTTTCAGTTTATTTTCCTCTATATAGCTAGGAAGCTCTATCTTGTCGCCCTGTAATAGCCCCCTTCCCTTTTTCACAATATACACAAACGGTATTCTATCTCCAGAGGACGGTTTGTTTCCCGGGTCCCGTTCCGCAATGCGATCGGCCAAAACCTTATGTGCGATCTGTTTCGGATTCTTATATCCCGAGCGCAATGACTTTGTAATCACCAATTTCTCAATTGGGTATTTCTTGTTAACCATCTTATCCAAACATTCGCGAAGAAATGCGACCGCTTTATGAATATCTTTGTCTTTCATCAATATTTCAATAATGCCGCCATAAATGTCCTTCACAATTGGTGCATTATCGCGTCGCTTTAACACGATTCCCATACTCTTCTGACAACAGTTATCCACATCATCTTCATACAACATACCAACATACCGTTTTTTCGACAATAAACAGAACGGCATAAACGTCTTTTCATATTCCAGGTCATGCGGTTTCTTCAACACCGACGACGCAAGTACGCCCGCTTCTTGTGCGAGTTCAATAGTGGCTGCAAGTGCATCTTTTCCTACAATCTTTTCGCCTGTTTCCACATGTTCCAAATTGAATGTAAAGAATACAGAATCTGTATCACCATAGACATATTCGGCTTTCGAGCGAACTGTCCCCAATGCCTTTGTTTCGCATACTTTATTCCCATATACATCTTCAATCATCCGTTTCGCATATGTCAATAGCATTCGCCCAGTTGCTGTTGTGGATGCAGCAACATCTTTCTCATAAAACGTACTGGTCTTTGCTCCACACTGACCGTACAAAGAATTCGCCGTGACCTTGTAGCTCAATTGTCGCTTATCCAATATGTTTTTCATAAAATCGTCGGTTTGTTGAGGAATCAGTTTTCGTGTCGATTTCCGAGCAGCAAGCAACTCTTCTAATATAGAGGGCATTATGGCCTTCTGCCCGTCTTTCCGTTGCGCCCACCGACACACCTTTTTACCACATAATGTCTTTGAACCCGCGTCACTATAATTGTATGTATCATACACAATCTCGACATAATCATAGTCCGGCAAATTATCGTAAATGTATTCACCTTTTGCATTTGTTACACCCGACGAAGATAACAACCGTCCGCCCAAATCATATTCTTTCGTCCACACTTTTGAATCGTGTGATAGGTTTTCGCTTATCATAGAAGACGGATACAAAGACGCGTAATCCACACATGCAACTGGGTTATCCAGATATAAATCACATTTCGGTTCAAGCACAATTGCACCTTCATACCCCTCGTTTGCTTGGCCTTTTTCCAATACAGGCATAAGCGTGTTCTTTTTCCGACATTCTTTTGCAATAAAACTCGTGAGCTTAATTCCTTGCCCGCGCATTACCAGAAACTCCATTGGTACACTACAAATCTTCGCCATTTCGACATATCCCGTAATCACATCAATCTTTCGCATCAAATGTTGCACCAAATTACAATCCTGAATACAATATTTCGCAATAATACCTCGCCCAGCCGCACTCTCGTTTGTAAGCCGAAATATGTCCTGTGGCGTTACATCGTCTTTTGCAAGTCCCCATCTCACATTTTTAGTCATGTCTAGCTGTTCCTTTCCTGCGATCTGAAACGTCTTATTCTTTAGATCTACCTTTGTCACCTTGAACTTTTCGCCGTCCTTATAATAATCCACACTGTGACTGCTTTCTTCGAAATGTACGTAACTCCCTACGTAAAGACCCATCATATTTTTCGTTTGAACCTCAGTAACAAGTTTTCCACCTGAACGTTTGAATTTGATACTAGTGGCTTTATCACCAATGAACTGGCTTGCAACATGGTCTAGTTTATATGATGGAAGGTTATAATCGCGACGGAAGTAATTGTATAAATCTACTTGAACTCGCCCGGTCATTTTGATGTATTTCAAATCATGTTCTCCACTTGCAATCACAATTTTACTATGCTCGATAGATTCCACCTTTGTTCCTTGTTTGTTCTCTTTTCCACACACTTCATTTTGAAGGCGCGACAACATCAAGAATTCGCGTTCGCAATGATTTTCACATGCACGCTGAAACATGAACTGATAGTCAAACCCAAATATATTATAACCAATTATGAAGTCCGGATTTTCACGTTGTATGACTTCTTTCCATGCAACAAGCAAATCACTTTCATCGCAATATGATTCGATTTCATAATTGGGTACATCCGGACTCTTTTCACAGCTATCCAATACAACACAATGGTTTAAATATGGCTCACTTTCACCATAACGCATGAATGTAGAGCCAACAAATGTCACCTTGTCGCCTTCTACTGCCGGTAGGTGCTTACCAAACGACGCAACCAACTTTTCATTCATTTTTTCGTTGTTCGAGTCCGACCGTAATATGCTAATGCTTTCCTTGGCACATATGTCAATATATGTCTCCAGTACGTCTGTTTGTGGTCTCCGTTTTATATAGACCTTGTCAATATAGGAAATGTGACTAACGTTATCCTTTTCACAGGACACATCGTGCGTAACCAACTCGAGTGCAGTGTATAATATAGAAAGCAACGTGTCTTCTTGAACTTTTGGCGGTTGAACGGCAATATCTTGTGAGTCCCAATATTCCATCAACTGGTCCACAAGACGTTTGTAATTCTTTTTTGCAAGAGGGAAATCACCGTGACTACTGCTTGCTTCGATATCAAAACTACATATTTTATATGGGACAATCGCCTCAATGTTATTAAGCGCAGACACTTGGTTACAAGATGCCTTGTATTCGTATTTACATGTGGTTTCACATTCGTCTTCTTCGCCAATGACTGTTTCGCCGGAAACTTGGATCCAACCCGAAGGACTGATTTCGTGGATATGGAAATATCGTAATAAAGGAGGAATATTGGATTCATACATTACGCATTCATGGGTCTCTTTTTCGTATTGGAAATTACATGTATAATACCCATTTGATGGTCTAAATAAATACTTTACCTTTGATAATGAAGCTACGCTTTTAAATGTGAGCTCAACAAATTGATGATTTTTATAGTTATCGAATTCATATAATTTTTTTCGCTGGACCATCTTCGCGCTTTGTAAGTCGTCAGCATAATAAGAGCCCATCTGTTTCCGCAGCTTGGACGCAAACGCATTTACATGTTTCATTTTCCATGCATTACTTACCTTGACATAGAAGAACGGACGGTAATCGTCCACATATATGGAAGCCGTTTCACCCTTTTCGTTGATGCCAAACAAACGAATCGTGAAGCGCTTCTTATTCTCAGGAGTTGCGTCCGATCCGATGCTCTTATCACTTCCTGAGCCACTGGAATCGGCTGCAATATCCCCAACTTGAAAGTCAATAAGACGATATGCGTGAGGTGGGACCACTTGCTTCACTTTTGTTTGTTCTTGTGTTGTTGCAGTCATTTCAGTATAATAACTAATTGAACTACTACACGAGTATTTATATGATTTCAACACAAAAAAGAGTTTGAAATCAATTTTATACAAAACCCACTGTATTCAAATCTAGACGGTTCGTGCTAATTAGACGGAGGAGTATCTTAATTAGACAGATGTTATTATGTTGAGTGTTTTTTTTTACGAGTGCCGTTTTTCTTCTTCCTTCCTTTTGACGGTAGGGTCGGTTGGTCTGTATGGTCCTCTTCAGTCTCTGCATCACCACACAATTTCATCCCTATTTTGTGTAACCTTGGTTTCCGTGTAAATGCAAACGTATGGGGCTCATCTTTATGGGCTTTTTGTAATCGCTTACGTATTGTTTCATATTGATTGTCTGTTATGTAATCGCGAAGATCGAACTCACGCAATTCTTTCTTCTTTTCGGGGGTCACATTTCCTTCGCCACTTGAAACCTGGTCCGTAATTGCATCACAATCTTGTTTGGTGAAACCATAATATTTCACAAGTTCATCGTCACGAACCGGTATAGATGTATTTGTTACATCCGGAAAGATGTCAAATGTACGAGTACTTAGAAATTTCTGCGCGGTTTTTAATGCATTTATTACAGTGAATGCCAAATCGGTCATAAAGAATGTCTGAATTCGTTTCAAGGAAGCGATTGAGTTATTCTCCACCATGATTGAATATGAAAACCTTCCACCAACGTCCATAATACCATCAGCATCTAATATTGGATATCCCATTGAATAGTTAGGTAACAATAGTTTCGGTCTTCCATTTTGAATACGCGTGTAATTCTTTCCAAATGAAACAACTATTTTTTTATGAACGTAATTCACCAGCGGATATTGATAGTCACTTGAATATGAGGGCCCAAAGTTAATTGTGTCGCTCTTCGTTTTCGGAGGGGTAAAGTAAAATGATTCAGACAGATTATCATGGCGATTTTTTTCCAGCATTTTACGAATCAACGTAATATGTTGGTTTGGTATCATTGCGTATTTGCAAATATCAAATGACACATATTGTTTTCTATATTGGTCGTATACCTGGGATTCTTTATATGGCTCCTTATTTTCAAATAAATAATAACAAATTGGAAGAGACCCTGCTTTCTTTTCGAATAATTTGTATGAAGACACCACATCAAAGTTTTTATAATATAACAGCTGTAGTTTCATCATTCTACGCGAAAGAGGCGATTTGAATTCAGTCCAACTGTTTGGTGTAAAGAACAATATATACCCGGATGGTTTCACGTGAAGGAATGATTCTTCCACAAATTTATTCCATAATACAGAAAGGCCTGGGTTACTTCGTCCTTTTCCGCGCATTCCGTTGCAATTATATGGCGGGTTTCCAAGTATGATGTCGAACTGAGTGTTCTGTTTGAGATTAAAATCAGTTTTCCAAGATTCATGTTCTAAATAATCGGTCCTACTAATATTTGCATGTTTACCAAATACTTTCCGCGCTATGTTTACATTTGTTTGGTCGGTTTCCACCATAAATATCATGTTTTTTACTATATGTTTCTTTCGTTTCTCGGAATTCGATTCCCACGATTTTAAAGATTGGTCCAATCGCTGGAATACTAACATGGAGAAATTTCCTATACCCGCTCCTGGGTCTAACCATTTTGAATGTGGGTCATTCCATAGCGACTTGGGTACTAAATCGAGCATTTCATTAATAATAGTAATAGGTGTAAACACTTCCCCGCGCGAAACTTTCGAATTTGGGTTAATCTGTAGATGTGATTCTATGAGTTCATTGATTTCATCAGACGACTTATGAAATAACTCAAGGCTCATATAAATTTATAATATTGTATTTCTGTCAAATCAATTTTAGATAAAATGCGATACTAATGTTAAATTCATACGAGTATTTATTCTATATCTAGTATAAGTAATTAATGTCGAAAGAACAGTATGTAATTAAATTAAACCCCGGTGTAATGAAAGCATTTTTACTGAATTTATGCGCCCATGATGTTATTCACGATTTCAATAAGGATTCCACAAAGCGACTTGTTAGTTTAAAAGAAAAAATTCGAAGTGTATTTCGTCTTGATAAGAATGATAACCAGCAAAAAAGACGTAATACAACTGAAACTCAACCAACTGAAACTCAACCAACTGAAACTCAACCAACTGAAACTCAACCAACTGAAACTCAACCAACTGGAACTGCTGTTACAGGAAATGATAATAATGGTGACCTGATTTCCCAAACAATTACTGACAAAATCAATACTCGAACAGGTAAGACAGAAATCGGTTTAAAAATTAATTCGTCAAACAAAAAGAAGACGGGTATAACGAATTATAAGACAGACATAGATAACAATATTATCGATCCAGAGGGTCTGATTGGTAGTGTCGGTGATGAGAAGCACCTTATTGATATAACCGTTTTACGAGAGATTGAATATGACACAATCGATTCATTCTGTTTCAATGTGAATAAGTATATACAACTTAACGACAATGATTTCAACCCATATGAAAGTATTCTCACACGGTCCAAGTACCAACTTGCAGGTGTTTTGAAGGAATATGTAGACGAATTTCGTATATATCACATTCTTGATTTTGTAGATGTAGAAACAGGACAAAAAACAGAAGAAAAAACAGGAAAAAAACGCAAACGTTCAGGAGGGCATAGTGGAGGAAGGGATACCGTCCCCCCCAGCAGCGATACAGCCGGTATAATCCCCCCCAGCAGCGATACAGCCGGTATAATCCCTCAATTCATCATTAAATATGTCAAAAACCTCTCAAAATCCAAACTCATGACACCAACACTAATAAAAAAAACCGCAAATGACGACGAACTTGTCTACAGAAAACACATATTACCATTGATTTTATTTATAAATATAATATTCGACCATTTATGTAATACCAATCCTCTTATAACACCACTCATGATCTACAGTACAGAACTATTCGGACACATCATTGCAGCAGGAATCATAACTCAAGCCCTCGCTGAACCCGATAAACCCGCTGAACCCGATAAACCCGATTACACTATACACGATTACACTATATCTGGATACAACGATACAATTATTCGTACTATAGTTTTGGATAACACCCCCAAAACTGGTGGTGCGAGTTTGGATAATAAAACAAGAATAGATGCACTTGACTCGTTGGTGGAATTTTTTCTTGACAACGAAGGTAATGTTGAAAATGAATATAAACTTGAAAACATAACGTCGAAAGAATCTCTTAATAAAATATGGACGAACATAGAACTCTATAGTAACAAAAACGAAAACGCATACGTAAAAAAAATCCAAAACTTTCCAAACCAAAGAACATTTATTGAATTCCAACGCCAATTTCGTGCACGAGAAAACCCAAATATGAAAGAAAAAAAATACCATGATTTCGTAGGAAAATTATTCAACCAACTGAAAGTCCATAAACAAAAAGCTATGATTATTAAAGCAAAGCTTGATAGAAGACTCACTGTATCAGAACTGAGCATGGACCTCAAAGACGACGAGAAAAAGTCAGTTGATGCTGTTTCAAAAGCACTTGCTGCTGGTATTTTAGAACACATTAATCGACCGACACCGACTAATATTGGAAACATTAGAGGAGAAGAACGACAATTTATCAATCTTCAATTCGATTTGATTGAGAAGGTAGTCGATAAAGGTTCTACTTCAGGTATTGACGAAACGCTCTTTAATGGATTTAAAGATATATTTGGCGCAACCAATCTAGAGCTAGATGGTATTAGAGAACTATTAAATAAAAATGACCCCATTTATAAAAATAATTACGTTATTAACAATGCAGCAGTTCTCAACAGTTCGAATCACAAAAATCATGTTGCATGTCCGTTGACATCTATTGTGGATGCAATGCCCCAGTGTACGTACAACTCGGCAAGAATTAATGACAAACTTGCTATTCATGATATGGTATTTGAAGTAAGTTCAAGAAATAAAGTCCAATATCTAGGATATAGCAATCTCAATAAAAACAAAACCATCCCGAAGTTATCATTGGGATTTCACATTGCCATTTCGAAAGATTTCGTGGTGAGTTGCGACAAGGTAGTTGACTATAAAACTGGAAAAGAACTAGCAGCTGCATCCGTGTATAAAAATGTTCTAGACTATATTGCATCTAATTTTTCACAAGGTGTTTCACTAGAAGCCCATTTGAAAAATCCAACATTATTGTCGAATTTCCTGTCTTGTATCTGTTTAAAAGGGGTCGGTGATTTTTTCCAGGAAATAAATTCGTTACTAAAAGACCAAGGACGCGTAAACACAAAACTATATAAAGGGACGAACAAAACATTTATTGGTGTAGGAAACGACCGACCCTCTGCGGTTCGTGCAATGGCGTTGGCGAAGTTTCATTTACCCAAAGAATCGGATGTAAATAAGGAGTCATATGTTGGGTTTAAATCGAGTGCGAATGACTATTTCTTAAAGGCAACATCTATACACTTACCTATAAAAAAAAAAGGAGGACTACGGTTGCGCAGAAACACACACAAGAAACCCGTAAAAAAACATACAATGAAAAAGAAGACTGTAAAGAGAAGGATAAAACAACATTATGGAGTTGTAAAAGGGAAGAAGGTCAAACTTTATCCTCATAATGTAAAAAAGACAATTGGTAGACGTAAATATTATGTATTATGGAAAACAACAAAAAAGAACATTCCTGGTAAAATCTACCACGGAAAATTATATTCTTCCTAGTTACGAGTACACCATTCACCCAAACAAAATGTATCAATCTACAATTGAAAATACAATAATTACAATTAGTATTATCGTATTTTTCATTCTCAAGTTATGTGCGCGCCTTTCTATATTTTCGTGTCTTTTTCATGGTGCGCGATTTCTTCCTATGTTTCGAACCGCGTTTTTTATGACCTGTTTTCGACTTTGATTTACGCGTCTTCTTACCTGGTTTTCGTTTGCGCTCTTGGCCGAACCCACGCGAAACATGTTGCATCATCCAGCTCGAAAGCGCACTACGTTCTCGAGCACCAGGATATGTTGTTTGATGTTGCCCGTTCGACACGGCTATAATATGTGGGAATCCATATACATGACTAGTTTCCAACCGAAGTTGACCCATTGCGCTCATATTCACCAGTGCAATAATAGAAGGTGAGTTTCCGTATCCCTGACTGTGTTTCACCGTTTCGGCGGCAGCACTCCATTCTGGTTTCAGTTCTTCACAATAACCGCACCCATCCATATAAAACGCAATCACTATAGGAATCTTTTTAGAAAGTGCTTCATTTATTCGTACAATATTTTGTGTATCATCCGGTCCTTCTATTTTACATACGTACATTACTATAAAGAGAGATATTTTCTTCTTCCAATATATACATGAAGAATCTTCTATATAATAGTATTGCGATTATCATAATATTTTTAATAAGTTATTATGTGTTCGCAGTCCACAATAACATTGAAGGAATGAAAGGAAATACGGATACAAAAAACTGCCCTAATATGTTGGTTCAAATAGGTTCCAATTATTATTTATACAACTCTAAGCGTGCAAAGGTACCTGGTGTCAACCCCCTTCGATTCAATAATTTAGAAGAATATACAGAGTTTGTTAGTTGGCAGAAAAGCCAAGGAATCACGTGTCCCGTATTGTACGTGCAAAAAATGTACGACGCGCAAGGAGAACCTGTATACAAAATGCGTTCCGACCCAAGTGCTTTAGAAGCGGGTTTACCCTCGTCGATTGAAACAATACCAGTAGACGCTCAGGAGCCACTCGTGAGTCTGTTACGTGATTCTAATCGCAACGATCAACCTTACAACGACGGTTCGTACCCCGGGTTCGACTCGCATAATTTATATGTTGGTACAACAACACCTCTTGATTTAATATATAGTGAGGGTGAAAATACATTGGTTAGCTCGAATCCAATGGACCCGAATTGGGGTGGTCCCGAATACAGTCGTCGTGTTGCAAGCGTTCAACGTGGAAATGACCCTAAACAAAGTGGTACCAACTTCAACCCAAAATATATATATGAGAACGAGTAAACATAACATAAGATGTTCTAACATGATACCTAATTTCATAATAACTTTTTTCTTTCGTTATACTAGGCAGTTATTATGAAACATATAAAATCAAAGCATACAGGAAAGAATAATACAAGAAAGAATAATACAAGACGAGTCAATAGAAATCAAACCGCAAGCAAAACGAATGTAAATAAAAAGAATACAATGAAAAAGAGAACGCGTTCAAACAAGTCGTCTGAATTCAAAAAGCTACAATGTAGCCCGTTTGTTGGCAATGGCGAGTTTTCGTGTTACGATACTGCTTCGCTAATAAAACTAAAATCACTTTGGAACAAAGAAAACATAAACGACAAAATCCATACAACACAGCCATACCAAATATGGAGCTCATTGAAAACAAAGATGGAAAACCAGTGTCCCCACGAAAAATGCTGGCTCCGAAAAATCAGTTCAACAACGCAGATTCCTCAGTCATTATATGCATCATTTGCACCATCACAACCATCTGTATGGAAGCAAAATCCCAATACATGGCTAAATAGTGATGATATTACAAAGGTTCTTCGCCAGTATGAAATGAAATATTCATGTTTTGAATATATTGGACCGTCACCAATTGATTACGATGTAAAGCTTGAGGATACTAGTACTTGTGTATGGGAAGAGCTCTGCAAGTTCGACTTGGCAAGTCTATTAAAACGTGGAAAAACCAAAATGGGTATCGTTTTTAATTTAGACACACATAAGGGTCCGGGAACACACTGGGTTGGATTATTTGTAAATGCAAAAACTGGAAATATTTACTACTTTGATAGTACAGGACATGGTGCACCATCTCGTATTCGTAAGCTTGTACGAACCATTCGCACACAAGGAAAAGACCTTCAAACCGCTGAACCTATCGATTTCAAATTCCACGAAAACACAAAAGTCCATCAATATAAAAATACAGAATGTGGCGTATACGTTCTTCATTTCATCGTTCATATGTTGATACGACCGAATCAATGGAATATATACAAGACCAAAACGCTACATGATAATTCGGTTTCGAAATATCGCTCTATTTTTTTCAATAAGTCAGGTTTGTAATGATTCATTGCACAAGCTACTAAGAGACAAACAGACTAACATACTACACTATTAGGAACAATCGAGTATCATAGATACTTTTGAATATTACATGTTTTTACGTAAAGTTCTTATTTTTTTTTGTCTCCTAAAATCATGGCTACATTCCAATATGATTTTCCATATGTATATGTAGGGTTTGAAGCAAATATAGATGATGATAATAAAATAAATACTTTCTTGGAAACATGGAACTTAATTTACGCAATCCGAAAACCATATGTAATGATTTTTGATACACGAACAATTAACTATATTAATCCGAAATACACGTTACATGTGAGGCGATTTATAAGAAAGATAAAGAAATACAGCCCTCAATATTTACAATATAGCATCATTATTAGTGAAAGTTCTATGATAAAAAACCTGTTACATTGTATTTTTACGATTCAGAAACCTGCTGCACCAGTATACATGTGTAAATCAGAAAATGAACTGCTAGAGACGCACCAACGAGCACAGTCGTCGAATAGTACTTCAAATTCATATGGAGATTTCGCGCAAGCAAAAAATGATGGAACAAAACACGCAAACGAAGAGGCATTCCTCTTACAAAGTGTCGAGAAGGTCGTAGAAGAATCATATGAATGTCCCCGCATTTAGACTATTGAATATTTATCAACAACTACATAAATAATTCCCATATACTAAATATAAGTCGAATGGAACCTATATTTAATAGCAAAGAAAACAAAGGATTATTATGGGAAGTATTGTTGGAAAATCAGGTGTTTCAGAAGTTGCCGCGGGACTCTTCCACACAGTTCCAGCAATTTTTCGATCTTCATGTAGATTCTTTACATGATAGTTTTGGCGGGTCGTCTCAGGATATTTCACTTATTGAAAAAAATAAAAAATGTATTCGAGAAACATTACAATACATTCGCGATTCTTCTTGGGAATCAAAGTTTGTTCTTAGAGGAGACAACGGAGTCAATAGTGTTAAACAAATTCAAGAACGTAACATGAATGAATTTGAAAAACGGTTATTAGCCCGACAAGAAGAGTTTTCGAATATGATGAATGTTTCAAAACCAAAGGAAATCGATTTCCAAAGTCAAAATTCATATAACGATAAAAATGATATCATCCGATTAAGGCGCCATGATACTGTACCAGAAGAGCAAAATCATCCAAATAACTCGTCTGAGATGTCGAAAACAACGGACGGTCGAAACACACTTGCACAACCTGCCCCACTTGTACGGAGAAAACTCAAAATTGAAAATATTGAAGATGTTAGTCTACAATCAGATTCTGCAATAAGACCATCCAAAAAAGTTCAATTCCAGGTTCCACAAGATCGGCAACCCGAATCAGACGAAAACTATGTCACAACTAGCGTCTTTATGCAATATAGTTTGCAATTAGAAGATTTGAAACGCCAATACGAGCTCATGCAAATAAATATGGAACGAATGGCACATAAAATTCACTCTCTTGAAACGTCGCACCATAACAATGAACCGGTATCTATTGTCACGTCCAATGAAACACCCCCCAATGAGATATAACTCATAATTGTTTTGAACGGTAATATGGAAAGATAATAATGTAGATTGAATGTATGGAGCAAACAGATAAAATCACTAATATGGAAAACAATACACAAGACGAACAAAAGGAAATGTTTGAACGTTATTTTCGGTTGAAAGCTCAATATGAGACCATGCGAAATCGCGTGAAAACACGTTTGTATGAAATGGTCGAACTATCAAATAAAGAACGCCGAGAGAAACTTCGCTCACATAAATTTCAATGTGTATTTTGCAAACGTAAAGTGGGCTCCGTATTTGAGTTTAAAAATGGTTCTTATTTTGCATATTGTGGCGATATTGAGGAACCATGTAACGAGCGTATTGAAATTAAACTAAAAACGCATTTGCCTCTTACACAAGTATTAGATTCTGCAAGGGAAGGTATCAATGACGTTAAAGATGAAATCATACAACTGAAAACGCGCTCCTTGCTCGAATATAATGAGCCACGCGAAGTAACGGCAAGTTTTAAAGAGTTGAATGAAAATCTCAATATTTCCGCAGAATTGTATTTGCAATTACGTAACAAACAAGAAACAATAGACGATATTTTCCAAGATGAAATCGCAAGCTATGAAGCCAAAATTCAAGACGCACTTGTACGAATGAAACGTCTTGCACGTGAAAATAAAATAAAAGAAAACGGATTGTTACATCATCATATTGCCGAAATATATTTGTCTGAAGTTCGCGATAATGTCAAGCATTTACGTGAACGAAAATATCCATACCAAGAAGTAAACAAAATAATCGGGGCGTCAGCTGTACCTGAATATATTTTATGTAACACCAGTCTTGGGCCGCGCGAAAAGGAGGAATATTTCGATATCGGGATTCACGATCCTACATCACAACAGCCACACGAATGATTTTTATGATTTCGAACTGTAATATTTTGTTTCATTACACAAGATATTACACAATACACAATACACAATACACAATACACAATACACAATACACAATTAGGTTATGATGCGTATAAGATAGACAAACCAGCCTACACATTTGTATCAACGAATTTCTTCCCGTCTTTTTCTACGATTTTTGCAACAAGAAGTGCATTCACGTTAGGATTATCTGCTGCATCCAAATAACTTTCTAAATCATATAACATATTTGTATCTTTGTTGTTTTCGATTTTACGCGCATATTCCTGTCCGTTGATTACAACACGGCGAGCTTGTATATTTTCCTTCTTTCGGTTTTGTGCGTTTACACGTACATCGCGTTCTTCACTTTGAATGTTTGGGCGGTATGAAAACACGCTAGGGTCCACTTGATTTCCAAATGAATAACATTCCAACGTTTCGGGGTTTCCTTTTTTGTTATGTAAAGCACAATCTACAGCGGCTTCCTTGACAGACCGCAGCAATTTGCGACTAATATCGCGTTTACGATTCATGATTTCATACAATGCCTCGTCACTAGTAAGAGGGCGACGATTTGCCGAGTCGAATTTACTAGTATCGTTGTTTCGGATTTCAGTCGACATTTTATTTGTAATTTGGTCGTCCGTAAATGTCATTAAATATAAAAATACCTTTACGTTGCGGTGCTCCTCTGGCAATTCTATGTGGCTGCAAATACGACGTGCACGACCAATTACTTGCTCTTCACGAACAGGGTGCCAATATGGTTCCATAATATGAACGAATCTCGTATTTTTCAACGATATACCTTCTGCGCCGCTACTCGTAATCATAAATATACGTATCCACTCTCCGTATTTATTATCATTCCCCATGGAATTCAGGTCCTCTACAAGTGACTGAGGTAATTTATCCGTTGCACCATTGAAAATGTTACGCAATACTTCCTTTTCCTCTGCAGTTTCTGAGCCCGTATACAAGGCAAACATCTTCTTTTGTCTGCGTTCTTCAGGGGGCACGTCCAATCGCCATTGTTGTTGTGTGTCGCGTTTTAATTTCAACAATCTGTATCCATTCGCCTTTAACACCAAAGAGAATATACCGATTCCTTCAAGTGTGCGGAACTGGCTATATACCAAATTCGACCCTTCCAGTTCAGGATCGTTTATATTCTCGAATAATTTCAAGAATTTAGGACTATATTGCTCTAGACGGTCTGGAGAGAAATATTCATCACGTGAAGCGTCGAGATTTTCCAATGCATCGTAAATACGCTGCTGGTATGGTATTACTTCTTTTTCCTCTTCGATCGACAAGTCATCGTCTTCCAGCACACGCCCATCAATATTATTTTTGCGCTCGTTGTTTGTGACTGCATCTAATTGGTCTTCATCGTCTAGTTTCCCAATTGCATCTTCGATTTCGTCACTTTCATTGGGTAACGGACGCACAACACCTTCAGGAAAGACGAAATTGCAAAACGCGCGTGAAAAGATACGATAACTCGATGATGTATCGGCATACAAATCACCCTCTTTCGATTTGCCTGGTTTTTTTCGCTTTGAGTTTTTGTCTACTTGACGTTCTTTCAGTCGCGCACTTTCGTATTTCTCAAACTGATGGTCGCTCATTTCAATGTGATTTACATAATAGTCCTTTTCTGCATCGTATTTCGGCAATAGCTTCTCCTGTGCGCTACGGAAATAAGAGGTCAGTCCTAGAATACGGCGCTTAAGTGGCACTTCGTTTTTGACATTGCCAGAATTTATATCAATAAATAATGTTGTAAAATCGTCGAGTTTGTCCGGAAGGGCTTTGTGGTACTTGATTTTTATTTTATCCGATAGAATCTTGAATTGTTTCTCCTTTAATGTTTGCAATATTACCTCCATAAACTCATTGTGGTTCATATTCTGCTTTTTTGTTTCACCTCGAACACCCTTGTAAGATTCCCCGTAAAATTTATTGACAAACTGGTATGGATTACGGGTAACATGCAATACATTGGCTTCTACTTCAATATAATCGATTGTCGTCATCTTCTGGAACAGTTTTCGCATATACGCCGTATTGGGACGTATATTTGTGTCTGTACTTTCAAACGGTATTTCCCATGTACGAATATATCCACGCAGCATGTTAAACAATATACCCAATTCGTTCGGATAATTAATCATGGGCGTACCCGTTAACAATACAATACGCATATTTTCCGCTTCAAGTAGATATTTGTATAGTGCTGTTGACAAAAACTTACCCTCACCTTCCTTTTCCTTCTCTATTTTATTCACAATCCGACTCACAAAATTGTGCGCTTCGTCAATAATCACTACCTTATTATCAAATGGATTCACTGTATCGTTGTTTGTTAGTTCTTTCAGACGTGATTTTCGGAGACCGTTATAATTAATAAATAAATATTTCTGGTGAATTAGTTGCTTGATTTGTTCGTCGAGAGAATCGCGTTCATATGGCGATAGTGTATCGTAATTTGACTGCTTTTGAACGTCGATCAACCAAGCACCACCCTGCTCTTCAATAACATCTGTCGATAAATGTAATGCAGACGACAATACTGGCAACATGTCTGGCTTTTCGCGAATATTTACAAACTCCCAATGATGATGTTGATGGTATAATGGGCTTCCACACTTTTTCAGTTCCTCGAAATAATTTGTGCGAAGCGATGCAGGCGTCATTACAATCACCTTTCGCGCACTTACTAAGCCTTCCGTAAATACAACAGACGACAATTGTTGAAACCCTTCTGCAATTGCAATTGACGAACAAGTCTTTCCGGAACCAAGCCCGTGATATAAAAGCAACCCACGGTACGGTGTATAAACGTTAATGTAATCGCGGACGACCTTTTGGTGTTTCAATAATGAAAACCCTTCGTCGTTACCGGTTGATTCACATGAAAACTCTTTCGTATCTTCTTTAGCGTGCTCTTTAAACACTGTATGAATAAAACGAGAAAATATTTCGCGATTATTCATGTAATAGCTAGGTCGTTTCAATATGGTAATGTCTTCTTGTTTCGGAAGGCGTTTCTTTATACTTTCACTCAAGACAATACTTTGTATCACTCGAGTTGCCGGTTTGTCGATTTCCACGCGCGCAGTTTTACGGCGATATTTACGTTTGGGCTTCGGCTGTTCTTCTAATACTGGCCCGACTTGGGACTCGGATGGGGGAGGTATCTGTTGATTGGGCTGAGCCCTGTCGTTTTCAATAGTTACGTCTGTGGGTATTTGTTGTACTGGTTGCTCTAGTGACTGTTGTGTATTTCTTACTACTGAACGATTACGCAGTGATTGTAAAAAACGAGTTGGGTCTACTAGATTTTCTTTTGTTTTATCTACAATTACTACTTGTTCGTCTGCGATTTCGTTTATTGGTTTCACATTATCCTCTTTCACCTTTTCTGCAAGAGTGTCAATATTCATTTCTTCTAGTTTTCCAGTTTCGATTGGTGCTTGTTTTGCCTGATTTTCAAGACTGAATGGTCTGAAATGTATATTTACACCCTTGTTTACTTTGGGTTCATGTTTCATTTTTAATCTTTCAATGGTACTATTCATACTATATATATGTAAAATCACATTATTATTTCACATATACAACCAACCATGGATAAAAAAGATATTGCATATGATACCAGATAGCTATACACATGTATTCGTATTTTATTCTTCATCCAGAAAACGGAGTGCCTTTTGACATGCCATCTGTTCCGCTTTGCGCTTGATTTTATGGGTCCCATCTGACATGAAAACTAAGATGTGTGTATTGGTATTTAAATATGAATGTACTTTCTCGAAAGAACCGAGCGATTGGAATGAAATCGCATCACGAGGTGTGACTTCGTGAATAGCACACCCAAGACAAATATATACTCCCATATGGTATCCATCGTCATCCGCGTCTTGTGTTTCCAAATAGTGTGGCGTTACCTTGAATTCTTTTTGGATACGTACCTGCAGAATATTTTTATAGTTGTCGTCGTTTTGAATGATTTCAACCCAATTCACATGTTGTTCGAATACATTCTCAACAAATATCTGGGCGATTTGGAACCCCGGCCCAGTAATAAATACGTTTTTAAACCATGCATCGTCGTCCATAATGTCGATTTTATTAAAATCAAGAAACAATGCGCCAATGAATGCTTCAAACAGACAGCCCAATTTTTTCATGTTTATTCTTGTTTTCTTTTCTTCTGCATGTCGGCTCATAATGTAAAACTTGTGAAGTCCCATCTCAAATGCAAGACGACCAATCGCCTCGTTTTTCACAAGAGCTATCTTCTTTTCTGTCATAAAGCCCTCATTCTCTTTTGGGAACCGACGGTATAGTTCGTATTTTGTGATTAATTCCAAAACCCCATCACCTAGAAATTCAAGACGCTCGTTTGATTTTGTTTTCAGGGCCAAACAGTCGTGAGGACGCTCCATGATGAAAATGTTTTGTTTCTCGTTCTCAATATGGGGTCGTTTCATATATGACTTGTGGATAAATGCGCGTTTGTATAATTCTATGTTGAAAACTTGTCCTGGAACACCGTATTTTTTGAGAATAGATTGAACCTCGCTCAATGTAATCTCATGATTTTGATTATTATAAGGATTGAAAATGAGTTTTTCATCGCAGCGAATAATATCATCATCAAGTTTGTTTGTACTCATCTTCTATAATATACTACCATCTTTGCTCTATGCTCTTTTCAATCTTTTTGGTAATACGAACACGATTTACACGTTTTACACTCTTGGATAATCTATGTATCGACTAAAACAACATAAACCCGACCATATATGGCTAGTATATGAAGGTATGTATCACGATTGATATACGCGAAAGAGGTATACACGAATTAATCGTTCTATTTCTCTCGAAGCATTCATTACAAAACCTTTTTGAAATCGAAACAAAACAATTACACCTAGGGGATTTTATTATTTCTACAAATGGGATTGAAAGACTGATCGTCGAGAGAAAGAGCATTGCCGATCTGAATGCAAGTATTAAAGATAAACGCTACCAGGAACAGTCGTATCGTCTTGATGGTGAAACAACACACAACCATAACATATTGTACGTGATAGAAGGGACAACATCTGGATTCGGACACATTGGTAAACCAGTCCAAACTGCATCAATGTACTCTGCAATGTTTTCACTTCTTTTTAAAAAGGGATTCAGTGTATTACGTACTGCATCCAAACAAGAAACTGCAGAACTATTAGTACGATTTGCCATTCGACTTAAAAAATACACAGAGGATAATAGTCTTGGATACTATGAAAAAAACACGCTTTCTCGAGAATCAATCGCCAAAATATTCGAAAAAGAAGGTGTTATTCAGATATCTACAGAAAGTATTATACCCACAACAAACGATACAATGCAAATTCAAGAAATCCAACCACAACCACAACCACAACCACAAATCTATGCATCAAACATACGAAAGGTGAAGCAAGAAAACATTACAACTGAAAATATCGGGGAAATAATGCTGATGCAAATACCTCGCGTAAGTGCAAACATCGCTCATGAAATTATGATGGTTCATGGTTCAATGAACGGACTGTTGAATGCATATCGCGAAAACTCACATATATTCGAAGAATTTCGATATGGTCCAACGAGCACGAAAAAACTACATGCACCAACAATTGCAAATCTACACAAATTTCTGATATAGCGGTTCTCAACAAGGTGCACGGTTGCACAGTGTGCAGTAACTTTTTTAACTTTTTTACAAAACTTTTTTCAGAATTTCGATTTTGGACAATTTTTCGATGTCCATTTTCAAAATTCTGAAAAAAGTTTTGGTTGAAAAAACACACTTTTTCACTTATGACGTTAAGCGTCATAGGCCAAAATCAAAATATCGATTTTATTACCATACCTATTTTTCAACGCGTCCAAAAAATCCAAGAAAAATCCAAGTATTCTATAGGAAAATGACTACAGAAACTCCGCAGTTTGCGACAAGTTGCGGAAAAATATATAGGTGCGAGATATGTGACCTAAATACGAGCAGAAAGAATGACTATGAAAAACATATTTTAACAGGTAAACATCTGAAAAAGGCAAAAATGATTACAATGACTACAAATGTAGTCCAAAATCGCAACAGCAATGTATGTGAATGTGGCAGCACGTATTCATGTCGTCAAAATTTATATCGACATCGAAAAAAATGTAGTATGGTAATAGAAAATAGTGAATCCGATGTAGATTTCCCAAAGGAAAATACAGATGTTTCAACAAAGAACGCATCAATGGTAACAACTTTAACCAAAACGTCTGAAGAAATGAGTACTGAAAATAGTCAAATTACCAGCGAACTAAATACAGATGTACTATTATCTTTAGTGAATCAAAATAAAGAGCTACAAGGTCTTCTTACGAAACAACAAGAGCAAATGAAAGCACAGCAAGATTTCATGAAAGAACAGCAAGAGCAAATGAAAATACAACAGGAACAAATAAAGTCAATGGTCCCCCGTATAGGAAATTCAACAACAAACAAACTGAATTTGAATATATTTTTAAATGAAACATGTAAAGACGCACTAAACATAACCGATTTTATTAAATCATTACCACTGTGTTTGAAAGATTTAGACAACACCGGAAAGCTGGGTTATGTAGACGGGATATCAAAAATATTCATCGACGGTTTATCTTCACTTGAATTAACAAAACGACCCATTCACTGTAGCGACCTGAAACGAGAAATTCTATATGTAAAGGATAATGACGTATGGGAAAAGGAAAACCAAGAGAAGGAACGTATGAAGAAAGCAATAAAACATCTTGGGCGAGCAAACACAAAACAACTACCCAAATGGGTAGAGGAGAACCCGGACTGTACACAGCAAGATAGTCAAAAGAACAACATGTATCATCAGATAATTCAAAATACGATGCAACCGCATGACGAAAAAAATACGCGCAATATTATTCGAAACATAGCAAAGAACACAATTTTACCGTGAATATGAAAATATCATCTCATACATATGTATATGAGTATATGTAACACAAAGTCAGCTACATTTTATATTGTATTGGGACTCAGTGTATTGATATTATTGCTGTTTACGTGGATTTCCTCTACAATGAAGATGAAAGAAGGAATGGCTAATTCCAGTGATCTACACGATGATGCAAAAGCATGTAGCCCGAATGATCTGGCAACAAACATGTCAAGCTTAAAAGACAAAATTTCTAGCACCGTTACCCTAACAGGTGACAATAAGCAAAAGATCCAACAAGCTTTAAATGACCTATATGAGGTTGCAAATTTACGCATTATAAACATGATTTGTCAAACAGTTGGGTCAAATAAAATGAATGATGCTGCAATTAAAAATATTGTCACGTCTATGCAGTTCCGTGACGGACTATTGAAAACAAACACCTGGGTGAAGGCTAAATCATCAAGTGGAGGTGGAATCTTTGGGTAATTGTAATATAGATACCAAATGTTGTAAATATTTGCTATCTATTGCTTTGTACGAGCTTGTACTTTTTTAGGCACAACACATCCTGCGTTACGCGCCTTGCGAATTCGGCTTCGTAAAGCGGAGAGTGAGTTCGTCTTGTTTGCGCTATTATATTGGACTTGTTTCGAAACTTCCATGCTACGTCGTTCATGTGTACGTTGTGACGCATCTAAAAACCCAGTAAATTTATTTTGATGACCGTGTAAAAATGTTTTACTAAACATAGCATTTCGCAATTCATCCCCCGTACGTGTTGAATTCGTCAACGAAGAATCATTAGGAGACGGATACAATTTTGGACCATTCATAAATAATTTCATATTACTACTTATACTATTGAAATATTTTATCTAGATATTCAAGATGTATATCTAATATTGCGAGTGTAATTTTAGCACGTTATTTGCGATTCACTAAAAACCTCATTATAATATATATGAGTTGTAGTAGCGCAACATCTCCGATTGATATTACAAAACAAGGAAGTGCAGGTAGTTGTCATAATTTATGTCGTTTTATTTTCGACTATCCTTCAAGTAATTGTGTTGTTACAAATAACGAAACTTACCTAGGGTTCCCCTATGATACAGCATTACAAGAATACGCAAAATTCAACGGAAATAGTCAGACTGTAGATGAGATACGTATATACAGTCCGTCATTGCATACATTTAACGGAAAACAAGCCGATGCCGAAATCGTGGTTACCCATAGTTCAATTCAAGGACCTGGGTTAATCGTATGTGTCCCAGTTATGAAAGCAGCCAAGGCCGGAAGTGAAAGCGCTAGCCTGTTAAAGAATACAATAGATGGTACAGCAATGAACGCACCAAACACATCTGATACGTCTGTAATTACAACAACTGGATTTAACTTGAATAAACTAATACCAAAAACCAATTTTTATTACTATAGTGGTACATTACCTTATGACCCATGTAATGGAAGCTACCATGTTGTAGTATACGAACCGAATCAGTTTACCTCCATCAATGTATCCTCGCTACAAAAGTTACGTAATATATTGACAGCACATAGCATAACCACTAAAATTGGTACGTCTTATTACCTTTCTGGGAAATCTGCAAGCTCAAGCGAGAGCTCAGATGTGTATATGCAATGTGTTCCTGTAACGGACTCTGACGACACCGAAGGTTTCCAAATGTTACAACCAAACGAACCTGCGGTTGAAAACATGATGAAATTGTTTGCTACAGGTGTAGTAGGTGTAGCATTATTTGCAATCGCGTACCGTTTCGCAATTAGAAGGAAGTAACTAGTGTAACTATAGCAGAGTCTAAACCATTTACTAAAATTTCACATAATCGTATGGCTATGTGAAACAATGTCTACATTTGATACAATACAATTCAAGAATATTGTCTCAAAATCATTTCAAAATCTCGTTTGTTTCATGTGAAAAACGTTCGAATGTATTGTAATGGAAGATTCAGACATAAAAGATGACAAATTACTAAGACAAATTCATATTCTTTCTATCGAACACAAGAGTTCAGTAACAATGAATTCACATTTACTTAGTGAATGTAAAGAAAAGAAAGAAATGTTGGATTGCTACTATAACTACCTGTATCTTTACATTGCATCTATACAAACATCTGTAATCGTGTTATCTACATTGTCTGCATTTTTACAAGCACTTCAAGCGAACGTGGCAATGCCCGTACAGGTTCAGTCTTCAATTACGCTTGTTATATCGACATATATCAGTTTGGTACTCTCATTGTCGAAATTTTACAAACTAGACGAACGAAAGGAAAGCGCTCATAACTTGCGTGAAAAATTTGCAGAGATCATAAACAAAATCTCATTTCGTTTAGATACACTTCGTCCATGGAGTGAGATTGGATTCATACACAGAGAAAATATCGACGAAAAGATGAAAAATTGGGTGGAAGAGAAAAACCATATTCGAGGTGATTACTATCATACGATTGAATCGAAAGAAAAATTATTTGTGGAATTTGAAAAACTAGTGGATTACAATTTACGCGACATACTCATGAAAAAAATTTATTCAAATGAAGTCAAGTACTGTTTTGGGTTTTGGCAAAAACAAGGAACGAATTTTCGCGAACATAATCGGGATTGTAATACTTTGCCAATAAACACAACAATGTTCGATGAAGAGGAAGAGTTATGATTTATGAATATTTTACTAAAATTTAGATGTCACAATCGCAATATGAAATGCTTTTTGTTTATCTCGTGGTAATTACTGATGAATAGTTCGACTTACTTTACAAATTTTCAGGGTTGGCTTCAGACTCAACAACTGGTTCAGACTCAACGACTGGTTCAGACTCAACAACTGGTTCAGACTCAACGACTGGTTCAGACTCAACAACTGACTCGGGTTCAGGCTTTTGTAGTTCCGCTGCAACACCATGTATTTCTAAATGAACGTTTCC